TGTAATTGTCCTTATAGATCTTGCTTGGATTGATCGTGTACCTAGTGTCGTACTGTGCATTGTTTACATCTGGTGCTTCATATTTTTGTTCAGTCTTGTTCCAATATGCGGCGTTGTCGAAGTCTGTCATGTCAGCACCAAAGGTTTCAGTCTTGGCATAATTCACCCTGTACTGTCTCACCTTTGTGTGGAATGGTTTTACTTCATCTATGTAACTTAACAGTGCGTCTTGTTGATCCGGTTTGTAAGTTGGATCAGTTGATAAATTTTTAAGGTCATTCTCAACTGTTAAGAAAGATGTTTTTATTGCCCAATCAACATACAGTTGCTCTGCTAATATCTGCTGGATGCTGAAGAACCAAAGTTTGTTCCATTCTGCACCCAATTCATCTACGTAGATGTCATCTATAACGCCATTTATAATGTTTATTAACTCAACGATAGGTTGTTGGTCAAAGTTGTTTTGGTCAAATGTGTCACTGTCATAACCCAGTGCGTTGTCTTTGTACGAATATGCATTTTCTTTTATTGCCACAGTGCCAGCACCCAAACCAATTTCGTCATATTCTGCTGTGCCTGTTTTGATCAACAATCTAAAGTTACCATCAAAAGACGTTTCAATCTTAACTGTGTCTCCCACGGCAAAGTTTGCATCTGCTGGCAATAATAAATCTTCAGTTGCCACTGTGTGATTTACAATAGTGTCTTTTGTGTATCCTGTTGCATACCAATCTTTGTATGTCCAGTATCGTGTGGTATCATATGATTGAACACGTGACCGTTTCCATGTGCCATCTGACTGGTACACATATATCGCCCAATACCCGTTTGATTCGATATCACTGCTTACTAAAACTTGTGTTCCTGTAACCAACGACGGAGTGTTTTGTTTGTTAAGGTATAAAAGTTCGGTGTAGTCACTAACTTTGATGTCCCAATCTCCGGACAATGACGTAGGTTCTTGTTCTTTCAAATTAAAGTTGGAAAGATTCTTAGTGGATACAATCTTGTAATTTTCTAACACAGTATTGATGTTTTCTATGAAAGCCGTAAGCACTGTGGTTCTGTTGACTATCATAGACTGTCCGTCCTCTACGCCATATCTTTGTGTGTCACTCAAAGTGTTGTCTGGTACTTGGTTGTTGAATTCATCTCTGCCAACTAACGAACTGATTAATTTTTTTCTTAGGATTGTGTTCGGTTTGGACTGATCATCACCTTGTTTTACAATCAACCACTCATCATGTTTGGGTAATGCATCGTCCACAGTCGCCCATTCAACATGATGGACAATGTGATCATTATCTAAAAATCCTTCTACATTGGCATAACTGATTGCATTGTTTTTTATAAATGCAGTGTATGTGTATCCAAATGTTTTTGGATCACCTATTAATCTTGCCACGGTTGTTGCACTTATCGATCTTGTAGTTTTGTTTGGCAATATGCTTGGGTTGAGCACCCAGAAATAATATCTTGTGACAAATGCCTGTACAGTGATGTCCCAGAAAGATCTTGTGCTGTAATATCTTTCTTGCATTGCTGTACCAGACACACCAAGTTCATTACCTTCTTGCGTGTTAGTGAGGGTGTTCCATGCACTAGGTGGTCTGTCGAATTCCACCCACTCCATCACATCAACAGTTGACCCAGGAAATCTTCGGCCCCAGTTTTCATTCCTGAATTCTTCAGTTCCTTGTTCGTACCAAAGGTAAACCAATTGAGAAGTGTTCAACCAAAGTTCCCCAACATGCTCTCTGCCCCATGCCCTGTTCTCATCTGTGACTGGTGCATTTGCAATCTGTCTCTCTATTCTTTCTGCATCAGTGCCTGTAATGTTTACATCCGTGTACACAGCAGGATCATGATCTGAGATATATTTTAACTCTGCATCAGCAGGTCCTGGCAATTTTCCTTTGATTGGATCAATCCAGTCAATAAATCCAACTGTCTTGTTGTTGTTAGTGTCATACAAATAGTTTTGTTTGATTTTACTTGGATCTATCAACGCTTCTTGTTGGGAAACTATTTCCCATCCAGTTGCAGATTTTGTGCCTTTGTTAAATTCTATCATCAACCCGCTGTTTGATCCCTTGGTATCATCTTTTGGTGCACCAACGAACACACCGAAGTTGTTGACTGACATGCCTGTACCAAATCTATCGCCTTGATCGATTTCACTGCTGTTCAGTTGCTGATCCAATGCATAGTAATTGCCGTATTGACCATACACTCGCACAGTGCCTGCTTCAATTTCCGGATCAACAAATTTTGTGGTATCAAAATCGAAAGTTGTTTCATTCAACACAGTCGATCCATCACTTTTGAATTTGTCAAATGTGACAATCTTGTTGGCTGTTGCAGTTTGGCTGGACACTGCCATCACCGATGTTGTGGCGTCCATTGAAATAGTGTTTCCGAATCTGTTGTAGATGTCTGGTGCGTTGGAATCTATTACCTGCTGTTGCTGATATCTATAAACCTTGAACACTGTGTTCACTTTAGGTGCTTGAGTGAAAGTTAAACTGTTAGACGAGCCATCTACTGAAAAAGATCTACCACTAGCAAGATTGTCTGCAGAATATAAAATAGTGTCTGTGGTTTCTTGGGTGGTATCTGCCTGTGCACCACCAACTGTGCTCCATGTCACTGTGCTGTCTGGTGCTGTTTCGTAAACACCAATGTTTGTTTCGCTGGTCGGAGCAAAACTTAGAGTGTAGGTTGTGCTTGATCCATCTGCTGTGAATGATTCTGAAGATTGCCTGAAGTAGTATACACGTCCAGTCTCAGGTGCACCTGTTGGATTGTATCCAGGAGCACCAACAACAATGTTTGAACCATCTGTGTTCATCGACACAGAATAACCAAATTCAAGTCCAACCTGTTTGGTTGTAGGTAAAAGTTTTGCCACCTGTACATAGATGCCGTTGCCGTCATCCGCATACACAAACACAGCACCATTTGAACTTGTGGAGTCCGCACCTTGTATCGCATGATATGGTGCACCAACTGCCACAAATTGTCCTGTCTTGTCTGTTGCAACACTCCAACCAAATTTGTCGCCAGTCATCAATTCAGAATCACTTATGATGCCATATGAGTCATATCCTAGTGTTGTCGTGTTGTATTTGTAAATTTCTACTCTGCCTGTGTTTGAATCAGCCCCAGGTACTCCGAACACTGCGTAGTTTCCGTCTCCGGATATTGCCACTGAATGCCCAAAGTTCTCATTCGACGCTGGTGGATTACCTGTGACTGTTTGTATTGTAGCCCATGTGCCTGATGCATCTTTGTTGAGTATTTCTGCGTAACCTTCTCCTGACAATGTTGTCTCTGCCGACGCAACAAATCCAATTATTTCAGTAGACCCATCTGTGCTGGTGCCTGTGACTTGATAATCTTGTGCTAAAATTGTGTCAGTCTCTATTGCTAGGACGTAAGTTGTCGAATTCCAAGACTTCACCGTTCCTGATCCGACCAACGAACTTGATGTGTTGTAAATCTGTACTGAATTGTTGACTTTAAAATCAAGAGTTGAACTAAAATCACCACCGTCCAGTGTAACAACTTTTACAAATCCTGATGCGAACGGAGCCGACACAACCAATCTGTCTTCCGTGTCATGTGCAAGGGCGATGGCATGTCCGTATCTGTCAAATTCTGTTTTCTTTGTAGCACTAGAACTTTCTGCCGGCACTGTCGTTTCTTCTATTGTAAGTGCTGTCGCACTCTCGATCGATTGTACTGTATATCTTTGACTACTTGCTGTGATAATTCTATCACCCACTGTTAACTCTGTGTCAAATATTGTGTTGGTCCCAGTTACTGACGAACTGTTCAGTGTAAACACAAAGGTCCCAGTCAAGTTTGTTGCACCAATGCTGACATGTGCAGGGTTAATTGTGAAAGTGTTTGCAAATGCACCATAATCACTCCTAGTTTCAAGATGCAGTTTGCCACCTTGATCACCTGGTGCACCAACAAAAACGTTGTTTCCTGTCCTGTCGGACGCAATAGCATGTCCATACTCACTGAACTGTTGTCTGAGGATGTCGTATTGTCTAATTTTTTCTGCATAAGGCAGTGTGTTGATATAATTTACCCATCCTGCAGAGTTGTCAGTTTCGTAATTGTTTGTGACTGTTACCACATCATCTTTTCTCCAGCCTCTCAGTGGAGCAGATGTGTTGATGTCTGCTGTTGTTGATAGTTTGACAGATACTAGTTTGAGTAGATTGCCCGATTTGGTCATCGATGACCCATCGTCCTCCGGCAACTCGTTCAGCAGTTGGATTGAAAATTCGTTGTTGCCTTCGACAGTACTGTCCATCGATCCTCTTTCGGGGATCTCATATATGCCATCTATCGCGGCATCAACATCTCTCAGCAGTATGATATCGTCTTTGGCCAAATTGTGTGGCTTGTCTGTGGTGATCTTTACTTGGTCTTCACCCAACACAGTGGACCCGTCACCTTCGAACTTGTCAAAACGTGAAACTTTGATATTTGTCTCAGTGACCCTGTATAAGTTCCATTGTCTATCTTGTCCCCTAGCGATCCATATGATCGTGCCTACTACGAAAAGATCTGGATTTGTTTCTGTGAGTAGATCCTCCATATCAAATCTTGAGAAGTTTACATATTCAGGGTTCACAGGACCAGCATTGGCATACTTGAAGACGTGTTTGAAGTCATATGTGTTAGCAGTGCTGTCATATTCAACAAAAGGTGTGCCGTCATAGTTGCTTGGTGCTATCCTGAGATTGGATTTAGCAATCTGGTAGGAAGGGTCATCACTGTCGACTTGTGATACATTTTCAATGAACTTAGCAAGTTTTGGATTTTCGCCAAATGCTTTTTCGTCGAGTGCGAATTCTATGTCCTCTTGCGTCCTTCTACCACCATATGCACCTGTTCTGAACGCCCACTCCTCGTATACGTTGTATTTGTTTGAATCACTTGACCTAAACTGTGCGTTCAGTAATTTTGTGATAGAATTAATTGTGCCCTTTTCTCTGATGAACCCTTGATAGAACTTGTATTGTGCGTTCTCGTCCATGCCCAAGTCTTCTAAATATTGTCTTGGTTGGTAACCTATCAGATGCCTTGCAAGATTCTGCTGTGCTTCATCGAAATTGTCTGTGTCCAAGTTGTAGAAGTCTTCGAACTGTGCAGAACGATAATCAAAGTTTGGCAATAATTTGCTTTCTGGTGCTTCATTCTTAAGGGTCCAATTTGTGTTTACAAAATTTTCAGTGCCTGCATGTCTTTTCTTTGCAACATAAAATTTTGCTTGGTATTTGACCACGTCACCTAAATTGTAATCAGTGAATGCTGTCCAATCTTCTACTTTCGCTTGATCAAACACAAAGCCTGGAGCATATAAATCACCATTCCAATCAGCAGTTTTAAATCCGGAGAGTTTTAATCTTTCTTGTCTGTAACCTAGTGCTGGATCATAAATCACATCGGAGAACACTGTTTTATTGTCAAACAATACTACATGTTCTTTTTGTATGACATTGAATTTTGCAAAGTAAATGCCATCTTGTGTTGGAGCAGTTGTTAAAATAGTGGTGTTGCCTTGCCTGTCCATGTTGACATCAGGTAGTGGTATGCCCACTCCTTCTTGTTGCATCAACAGATATCCTTCGTATGGATTCAATAAAGAATCGACCACACCAGATGTGTTCGAGTAAGTGATAGACTGTGACGCAGGAGACACAGCGATCACTGTTCCAACTGCCCAATTCTGTGTTGACCAGAATAAAAATTCTTTTATGCTCAATGTCCAGTCCGTGTTGGTGTCTAATTCTCTCGAATAACCATCAAACACAAAACCTTGTGTCTTCAACCATTGCTCGTAACCTTGTATGAAGTTGGCTACTTCTTGTTTTGTTTTGTATTCAGTTCCATATGGCACAGTTGTAATCGTTGTATGGAACGAATTATATTTGGCTACTGTTACTCCTCCTATTAAAGGAAGAGCAGAACCAATTTCAGTAATGTTGTCTGTTTCAAACGTTGCACTTGCTGTGAATGACGTGTTCACCCGGTAGAACTTTCCACTGTTTTTGAGTATAGAACCAGCAACATAGAAGCCACCTACCTGCCATTCGCTGAATTCTTCGGAAGTTTGACCAATGGATACGTTAGAACTTAATTGTGTTTCTATTGGTGCATAAATTTTGAAAGATCGAACCAAAGGATCATATCCTATCACTTTAAATCCGGTTGCTGTCTTCTGCACAATCACTCCACTGTAAGCGGAAGTCTGTATAGGCGAACTTTGATTTAAGAAAATTTTATAGTTTTCTTGTGGTATAAACACGCTACTGCTGATGGACCCAGGAGACACTGCATCTGCAATGGCTCTCAGATTCGTTTTGTCACTAAAGCCTCCAAGTTTGTAAGAAAGATTTACTTTAAGATTTACAATCGGGTCTGTGAAATTAGTTTTAATGTCAAGATTTTTTCCTTTTAGATATTCTACTATCATCGGATGGTAACCAGTGGCATAATATTCTTGTGGGGAACCTGCGAAGTCGTTGTATGAACCTCCGTAGAAAACAAAATCTTTTGGTTGCACAGCCACTCCAGTTCTGTTGTAAACATATTGTTCTGCAGGATTTTGGAATATTCTTGCTGTGTCCCACATAACTCCAAAATATCTTGCAGGAGAAGTAAGTGCGTTTACAATCTGTACAGCAAAAGGATAATCACTCGAACGCCTCCATGCTGTTTCCGCCGGTGCGTGATCTCCCGCTTCAAAATCTGCCTTCTGTTCGTCTTCACTGGCTATAATTCTATCAACAATAAAATCGTTTGGCGAACGCAGATTACCTTCTGCGTCTACAGGAAGGTATGTGCTTAATTCAGTTCTAGTGTATCTGTCATATGATCCTGCCCTGTCCCCTTGTGCTATAAATCCATTTTCTAGATCATTCCACAGTATATCGTTACCTGCTGTGTAAGGTGCCGCACCATATCTCGATTCCCACCAAGTTGGTTTTTCTGCAAAGCCTAGCATTTCCCATGGATGGGTGTGAGGACGATCTGTGTCAAACAAGTCTACAAATATGCCACGCCAGAAACCTTTTAATAAATTTCCTGTCTTCTTGTTTTTTACTTGTGAATAGTTCCATGTGAAAGGATCTTCTGCGTCATAATTTGTATGCGATGTGTAATCAATCTGGTTGTCACCTGTCCAATCCAAGAACAATCTGTTCTCGACTTCTTGCCATTCAATGCCAGTCCATGCGTCTGTTCTAAAATCACCTGGACGTTTGTTGATATCGTGTAAGTTCTTTTCATCGTAAGTAACTTTGATATTGTTGTAAATTCTTTTCTCAAGTTCTAAGACAAAGTCATCTCTTATGTCTCCGTATGCTTTAGTAAGTGATCCATCATGACCTTGTATCACTGTAACAACACTAGAGTCATTAAATTGAGTTCTGTATGTGTCGTCGACGTATGCCTTTGGTTCATATGCTGGATACAATCCTAGTTTGGTAGGAGTAGGCGGAATGTGACTACCATCTGTGTCTGGGTATTCTCTTATTTCGATCTTATCACCTAGTGTGAAGGCAAAATCGGTGTTAAAAGTCAGTGTCGCACTAGTAGAGTCAAAGGTGTAATCTTTGGTATGTGTTTTTTGATCTCCATTCACCCAAACATACACTGCCTTGTCGCTCAGTTTGGTTATGTCAAACACCGCACTCAATCCGTATGTTTTGTTTGTGTTGTCTGTGACTGTGTAGGATATTTTTGTATAGTTGTCACCGAACCCAATCATGTCACTGTGGAAAAATGCAAATTCTTCAGACTTGTTTGCTGATACCTTCTTGATAATTTCATCAACACGATCTCTAACTTCTGTCGAGATAACTGTGCTATTTTGTGTTTCATTATGGTGTCCAATCGCATCAATTTGTTTGATGAAGTTTTGTTTGAACTTCGCATATTCTTTGCCAACGTATTTCATTGCAGAATAAAAATTTGCGTTTGGATGAGTAAGCAAGAATGTCGCCAAAGGAATCGAACCAGCATGTTGCATTATTCTTCTGCCATATGCTTTTGTGTCCATTAAATCTTTTAGATTTGTAGATCCAGGCTGTGTACCAGTGAATCCTGGCAGATCTTCTGTTATGCTCAACACATGATTGTTGAGTTCTCCTAAGGTCAAAGTTTCAACTGATGCGTTCAAACTGTTTCGTTCTAGGTTGTCTGGTGTTTCATAAAAACCGTTTCTGTTCCTTGATTTGTATGGCGCATGACTTTCTAGCACAATCTTGTCACCGACTGTTCTGCTTTTTACAAATTGGATAAATTTGTCTTTGCCTTTGGTCTGTATTGAGTAATCCGTTGTTAAAGTTTTCTTTACATTGTTCACAAACACATCTAACTCAAGTCCTGTGACATCGGCCACGTTGTCGTAGGTTTTAATCTTGAATGATTTGAGTTCGTCTTTAACAACGATTACATCAATAACTCTTTGTTTGCTTAACTTTTTTTGTTTGGTCCATGAGTTGCGTAGTTCATGCAATACTGTGGTATTGTTTGTGCTGTCCACACCAACTTCTACGTCAACAATGTTTTGTTTATAATATGCCGAAGCAGTGTTGATTGTGTTCTTCTGGGCGTTGGTGTCATCCAAATAAGTCACAGTGTCTGTGCTGATTGTGTTGTTGAACACGATGTCTGCCACAGTGCCGAAATTTTCATACTTGATCTTTATGCCGTATTCAGTGTCAGTGGTGCCCGTGTTGGATTGTGCTACCTCAAATAATGTTGTGCCCAAGAACGAACTTGCTGGATAAGAAGTTGCGTCATTGAGTGCTGTGCTTGAACTGTTGAAAAGATCGAACAATGGTGCTTGTTGTATCTTTGTCTTTTGCTGGCATTCCACCCAAGCAGTGCCATCATATCTGTACTGTTTGCCTTTGTTGTTGGTGCCATTAGTGACAACTACTGTGTTTCCTTCCACAGGTTCTTCGGCAAGTTCTAAATCAAGATACAACACATTCGAACTGTCCACACTTACAAAAGTCACTGTGTAGATGTTGCTTTTTACTGCGGCATCAGTATCATTTTGAAATATGACTCTGTCACCTTGTTGTAACTCCACTGCATCTATGAAATACCCTAGTTGGCCATTTACGAAACTGAATGCATCTGTAGAGGCAGTTTCTATTGCTCTCACAGGTTTCAGTCCAACATTTCCGTAATTGTATAATTGGATGTTGCCTTCGAATTGTATGATCGGTCTTTTGGCTCTCGCTGACTGGTCCAATGATACTGTGTGTCTGTTGTATGTTGCAGTATTGGTTATTACAGATTCATGAAACCATCTGTTGGACCTTGACCATGCATTATAATCTTTTGAATTTCTGTTGATCGTGAAATAATCTTTTTCGTTTGGTACGTTGTCGCCGGCGTCCCATGGATTCTCATCAAAATTTTGTGTGCCATCTTGATCCCAGACCACTGTGGATGTTGCAGAACTGAATCCTTCTGGTACAATCATTCTATCTGTGTCTAGAAGCACAATCTTGTCTCCTACTCCTTCCACATAATATTCTTTATTCTTGTAAGCGGCAGGTATGGCACCAGCAAATTTTATTTTCAATCCATTTTCAAACACAACCGAATTAGAATCCGTGTATGTCTTCTTGCCCAGTATCTCAGTGGTGACGTCGACAGTGGTGAAACCATCCTGTAGGTCTTCAATGATGATGTTGCCCTGCATGGAAGTATGTCTGCCACATGCATAAAAAAGTAAGTCTGGCAAATCTCCACCTTCGTCAGTTTTAGGAACAGTGAATGTCACAGTGCCTTCGTCTTGTCCTTGGTCAGCAGTTCCTGTGCTGTATTGAGAACCTGCTCCATCAATCTTCTGTGTCTTGATATAAAATGGATGTCCTTTTGCATCAACCTCAAACTTGTATGTGTTTCCCCTGTACAGTGTGAGATTAGGATTGTCTCCTGTGTATCCACTGAAGTTGTATGCTCCGGCGGCATTATTTGTGACTGCTATTGTGCTGACACTTCCTGGTTTAGTAATATCAACCTGCACCGCACTTGGTCCTTGTGGCAACCAATAGTAGTTTCTATAATTCACCAGTGGGTCAATATCAACTGGTGGTGCCCAAGAATGTGATTGTTGTTCAAAAAGTCTGCTATGGTTGGCCTTGTTGCCTCCGAGGAATTCAATTTGATTCACAAGGTCGATGTAAGAAGAGTAGTAGTCAACTGTGCCATCTTGTTTGACATAGTTCACACTGGGTTCTAATTGATAGTTCTTCCTGTCGTCGTTGATCTCATCTAGATAATTGTCTGTAGGTTTGAAACTTGGTCCTTTTTGCGAACCAATAAATCCTGAAATTTTTTCTAACTCACCTTTTTGTGTCCACTGATCCAGTGTTGCGTTAAGGAATTTCTTATTACGTTCTGTTTGAAAAACTTCAGGTAATAGCGTAGTGGTTGTGCGAGAAACCGTTGCCATCTATTAGTACCCCGAACCTGATCCTGATGAACTTGACGATCCTGATGAACTTGTTGAAGTTGTTGTTGTGCTGGTAGACGTTGCTACACTGCCTCCCGCTGTTGCTGATGCAGTTGAAGAAACTGTGGTTGCAGATGTAATCACTGTGCCACTTGCTTTAATAGTGCCTTGTGATATTGAAGGTATAATTTCAACATCATCGACTGTCGCTCCACTTACAAATATTTCGTCTGAGTTGGATTCGATTTGAAAAAGTGAACCAAATGCTGTGTCTTGTTTGTTTGGCACAATCACTATCGAACTTATTTTTGGTGCCAGTGCGTTGTGAATATATGTGGACAGTTCAGTGTAGAAGAATGAATCTCCAAATGTCCAGTTGTTCAAACTGAAATAATCATTAATTGCATTGATCACCGATGTTTTTATGTCGTTATCAGTGACTGTCAGTGCCGTATTTTTAACAACTTTGAATGTTGCCTGTAACGTAGCATCTGAATTAGGACCGAACAGTAGTTTATATTTGACGGGTCTATAGACGATTTCATCTGATACGTTTTTGTATGTGCTCAGTGTTGGATCATATGATGTTCTCAGTGAGGCTGTGGTTGGTGCCGCGGGCGCCGGGCCGATCTGGCCATTGTATATCCATTGTCTAAATTCTGTGTCGTATGCAGTTGTTAGGATGTGTAAATCGATCAAGTTACTCACAGATGGATCAATACGTCTATCATATCTTGCCGCGTGTTCGTAATTGTAATTTAGACTGTCTCTGCCTATGTCTGCTTTGTAATCATCTGACACATCAACTAACGCACCTTTGGATGAATCATATTGCTGTATTGTGCCTGCGTTGAAGAAATGGAATAGTTGTCCGTTGGAATATTGTGTTAAATCAACTCCACTGCCCCCAGATGACAACACAAAATCTGTGCTAGGCACCACATCAAAGTAATCAGATGCTTTGCTTGTATCACGTTTGAAGTAAACATACTTCGCTGACTCATTCTTGGTTGGATTGACCACATTCGCAAATAGATCCGGATTGTCTACCACTCCGTCATCGTCTGAATCATTGAAAGAAACAGCAACTTCTCTGGTGTCGTTGAAGCCAGTGGATAAAACCCTGTTGCCGACTATGGCAAAGGAATAGTCTTCTGACAGTTGCACTGTGCTATCCGGCATGGTGTTGAACTTCAAAATTTTGATCTGGTCTCTCACAACCTTGCCTGTGGTTGCATTGAATATCTTCTGATCCTCGTCATAGAAGAATCTATTTTTGGACGCAGATCTAAACACATAGTTTAATGTCCTTGTCTTGATAGAATAAACTTGGTTGGTCGCTGTGAATTGTAACAACCAACTAGCATCTCTGTTTGTTTCTGACGTGTTGCCTTGGAATCCTAAATCAAAAGTGGCATCTTGGTTGAGATTTGTTTCTTTTATGAATTGCCATTGGGTTGTGTCTACGTCAAAGGTTAGTCCGAAGTTTTGATAATTCTTAATAGCATCGATCATCAAAGTTTCTACAGCAGGTATTGTGTTTGTTGCGAAAGCAGGAATCACTTCAGTGATTATTGCTGTGCTAGGCACTTTGTCGGACAATGTGATCGGCCCTGTGCCGTCTGTGAAATTGCCTTGACCATAGTTGGATCCGTCTTGTTTGACGCTGACAACCTTTGTCCATATCACTGATTGTGATCCTGAGTGTCCTACAGCACCCGCCATCAATGTGCCGTTTGCCATGAAATGGAAACCAGTTGGTGCTTCAAACTTTATCAATGCACCCGGTTTTACATATTTTAAATTGTTTGTGGTGTAATCACCCACTGCCAATGGACCTGATTCTTTGAAGTACCCAGTGTATGTGTTGGTTGCTTCTGTGCTGAGTGTCCAAGTATAATTTGTGCCTGTCGACTGTCTTGTGTATTTGTCATAATAATAATCTCTCACACCGACTGACTTCAGCAAAGGATTGATCGTGTTGGCAATGACGCTTTGTATTTCACTGTTTGACTGGTATGCGAAATTTGTAGTTGGTTCATTAAATTCTCTGTAAACTAACCCTTCATCTGCAAAAATATTTGTCGACGAATACGCACCTGTTGGGTCGATCAAATCATAGTATCTCGAAATACCAGATGCAGTTCTGTTTACTGCTTTTGTTTTCGCAATGCCTTGGAACTGTGTCAAAGGGACAATCTGGTAATCTTCAGCAGTTGTCATCCTGTTGCTGGAATAATAAGCCTGAGGCGCTTTGGTTTTGATGTCTAGGTTTGATTCTGTTGCCACTGCATTGTCTACTGTGGTCTGCAGATCCATTGTGATTGTCAATGTGTTCTGTTGTCCTTTTGCGTTGATGTAATTAACCGATGCCGTAACACCACGCATGTCTCTTGGTCTGATTGTGTAAGTTGCATTGATAGAACTTCTGTAGTAAGCACGGAACAATCCGTTTGGATTCTCTCCAAACACTCCATCTGCGAACACCAAATCAACTGCGTCGTTGGCTCTTGTGTTAACGCTGAATATTTTCCTTACAGATTCTGACAATGAATTATAAATTGCATTGTTGCCCGTGATAGCAGGAATCTTTGTCCATGCATTGTCTATGGTGCCGTTTTGTGTAAGGTCGTACAACCATACGTCTGAATTGTTGATATTGTTTTTATCGATCGACACTGTGGTGTTTGGTGATGGATTGCTTACTGTGAATTCTGAAAATCCTAAATCGCCTTGTTTGAACAACATGAAGAATCCTGTGTTCTCAGACGAGTTGCCTTTGCCATCTGCTCTATACAACATGCCTAGTCTGTTCCCTGGTATGGGTGATTCTTCGTAAATGTAATCTTGATTTCTAAATGTCGCACTCACAATTTCAAATGGCATTGGTTGTGAATTGATATTTCTTGTGAACTTTAACACAGGCACATCCACATTAGTGGTTGCAAATTTGTATTGATGTGTTATGATGCCACCTATGTTGTCTTGTATCGCAGGTGACCCAAATTTTTGCGTGCCACTCAATGATGCGTTCACCACTGCCACAAACTGTTCTAACCAATTTGAATTGGTCGGATCGCTCCAACTTATTACTGAGTTTGATAAGTCTGCTCCGGAAGAATCTGTCACAGATTCTGTGGTGCTCACACTTGTGACTTTAATAAGTCCACTGCCTGCTTGATTTCTTTTAGGCACATAACTTAACAGTCTAGCAAGACGTAAAATGCTGTCACGCCTTTGTGCTGTGTCGATGAAGTTTTCTCTCGCATTTAGATCTGTTCTGAATGACAAGTTCTGTCCCAAGTATGCAATTAAATCTATGAGTGCAATGTACTCCGATGATTCAATGTAATCATTGAAATCTTCCGGGTAATTGTTTTGCAAGTACTGTATCATAGTCCTGCGTAGTGTGTCAAAATCGTATGATGCAAAATCACTCTGCTGGAAAGATCTATAGATCTTTTGCCAGTCTTGTGATATTAGTAAACTGTTCTGTCTATCTGTTGTGGCCATGTTATGTGTGTATTTATTTTAGGAATAATGTGCGTACTTATTAGTATGCGGAAGGCACACTGCTATTGGCGCCTGCTTGAATAGGATTTGACGTCACATCAAGTCCTTGTTCCTGATTAAACGCAAGAGATAGCGATTCTCCTATGTTGTATGGAATATATGTGATCTCTAACGCAATGTTCAATCCATATTCTTGTGCTTGTATTTGTAATGTATCTAGACGCCATCTAGGATCTCTGCCAACTATTTCGATCACATCTTCTTCTACTGCTTTGCTAAGGTCAGATGTTAAAGGCTCAAACAACAAATCCCACACGATGGTACCATAATCAGGTAATTCTAGTTTCTCACCTTTTTTGATGTAAAATGCGTTGAGTAAGTCTGTTCTAGCAAGTTCATAATCATACAGTGTGTTGGAGTCGAAATCCCTGTTCACAGTGCTGAATCCGACATAACTTTTGATGTTTCGTGTCGTTGCTAGTCTATCTCTAGTCGTTGTTTTTGTTAATTTTACCTTTGCCATATTATCCTGCGTTTGTGTCTCCGGATCCGGCCACATGTGGGTGTCCGCAGTTAGCGTTGTCACCTTCTCTAATCACAAACTTGCCTCCTGCTTTAACAGTGCTTGAACTGTCCACAGTGCTCGTCGGTGCCGCGTGTACACCTATGCCATGTCCAACATGTGGACCATCGCCCTTGACGTTGATAGGTGCTCCATTCACAAGCACATTAGACACTTGACCATTTGCCAATGTTCCACCTTCTATGTTGCTGACTCCGATTTTTGTTATTGCTGGCATACTGTATTTACGTCCTTGTGCTGAGGTCATTTGGTGACTTTTTGTCTTTGAGTGGTTCCAAGTATTCCCTGTCTGTCCTGTCTCTAGTTACAAGGCTCCTAACCTTGTCTTCATGCAGTGACCATTCTTCATGCACAGGAACCCTCTTCATGATTGATCTTAGTTGTAGTTTTTTGCCGCTGACTGTGACTGATCTTGAATCTGTGCGATAAGGAAACACAAACTGTTCGTCTGTGTTTGGCAATGTGTGTACTTGCAACGGTTGTATGGTTGCCTGATCCGCTGTTGCTGATTCACCTGCTGTGGTTATTGCCACTGTGCCTGAGTTTAGATTGATTGTGCCACCATCTATGTCGGTGCCTGCATTTGAAACTTGCAGTTTTGCAGTGCTTTTCAAAGAAGTGTCGCCCACACTGTCCACGTTTACTTTACCTGTGGTTTTCAAATTGAAATTGCCCACCACACTGTCAGCGTCCGTGACTGCTTGTAGATTTATGTTGGACGTCAAACTATCATCTTGGTTTGCACTGTTGCCCGCCAACACATCAACATCACCTGTGGCGTGAATCCTTACATCTTTACGTTGTATCACTACAC